GCGGGCAGTGCCCTTCTTATCGTAGCGAGAAGCATACTTGAGGATGTTGGATCGGCAGAATGCTTCACCATCACCACATGCTTCAATCAGATCAAGTGTCTGAATTTTATCATCACCAGCAGAGTAATGCTGGCTATATGTACCGGAAATATAATCGGTCAGTTCCTTGAGGATTTTTTCCTCACTATACTTGTATCGGTTGTTTTTTTCAGTCATATTAGGGTTGTTAATCCAGAATTCATAATCACTATGCCCCCAAGGGCGCATACCATCATCATTAGTTGGCAGTTCAGTATAGTCTGGATATGGATGTTCGTCCAATCCATAGTCTATAGTTGTTTTTTGTGAGACTTCAATCTCAGGGTATGGGTATTCATCCATGGTTAGTTCATCATATAAAAGGGACCAAGAGTTAATCATATTATATCACTCTTTTGCCATATCTGCAAAAGATGACATATCATCAGATGGCATTTGGAAATCAGCATCAACTTTATCATACAATTCCAGGAATGCTTGCTTAGTTTCATCATCGAAACGATTTACACAAACTTCGATTGCCTTTGCTTTATCTTGGAAGATTGCATAAGCACGAACAATATGTGTCAAACGGCGAGTGCTGATGATTTCTTCAATACCACCATCATAGAAAGTCTTACGGATAATATCCGCCCAATCAACCAAACGAGAAAGAAAATTATCGTCGGTAATATCAAGAGAATTTGCAATCTTCATCAGAATCTTTGCTTCATTAGCAGGAGTTGGATATTCCTGCTCAAAGGTTACTGGGAATCGCTCAAGGAATGCTTCATTGAGCACATTAGTTCCAATGAATCGTCCATCGTCGCTACCTTTACCCTTAGTGTTTGCTGTGGCGATGACGTTGAATCCACTTGTAGGGTCAATTCGCCGTCCGATCTTTTTAAGGAATACTCCACTTCCTTCAAGGATAGATTGGAGACAGAGAATTTTGTTACTAGCGAGGTCGACCTCATCAAGGAGCAAGATAGCTCCTCGTTCGAGTGCTTCAATGACTGGGCCATTGTGCCAGACGGTTTCGCCATTAACAAGACGGAAACCGCCAATAAGATCATCTTCATCTGTTTCGATAGTAATGTTTACACGGATAAGTTCTCTACCCAACTGAGCACACGCTTGCTCAACCGAGAACGTTTTACCATTTCCAGAAAGTCCAGTAATGAACGTTGGATAGAATAGCCGGGACTGAATAATTTTTTTAAGATCGGCAAAATTGCCAAACTTGACGAAGGTATCATCTTTCTGTGGAATAAGGTTTTGTTCGATAGCGGGCAATGCGGAAGGAGATTGATAAGTACGCTCAATTTCTTCAACTCTTTGTTGAGTCACCTCTAGATTCCACCGACCACGAGATGTTTTGTAATCCGAAAGTTTGTTAGTAACTGTTTGATAATTAGCACCATTCATCGCACACCATGCTTTTACATCTGCACTGGTAACCATTTCACCATATACAGATTGCAGTGAAGTGCGAATATAATCAGAAGAAAGTGCCATAATGTTGGTTGTTTGTTTCAACTGAAGTTATTATAAACCAAAAAGGGCACCGTATGGTGCCCCCTGTGACAGATTAAAGATTGGTTTTAGAGTCCTAGTCCTTTGGGTGCTTCTGGTTTGGGAGCAGGAACGGGAGCAGGTGCTGCTGCCTTAGGTGCCGCTGGTTTAGGAGCAGGAGCAGGTGCTGCTGCTTTGGGAGATGAAATCCCAATTAATTCTCCGAATTTTGACATGGTATTTAATCTTTAGTTTTCTGTTATTTATCACACAACCAGTTCAACAAACTCGTTGAGGATTTTTTTATTCATTTTTTTACTCTTCAAACTTTTTACAAAAGCAGATTTGATTTGTGTTTTAGTTGCATCCTCTTTTACCGAAAATTCAGAATCTTGGGAGAGAGTATTTGCAGAAATACCAAAGTAAGTATTATATCCAGAGTCTTTAATAGAGAATGCCCTCTGCTTACGCCATATTGCTTCAATCTCCACATAACCAGATCCCCACCCATAATATCGGCGGATAAAGGACTTTGCATCCCGAGGTTCAAGAACACGAATACCAATAAAATTAGTATTTACAAAATTGTCCTTAAGGTTGCGAAGAAGAACATCAGTAAAACCATACCATTCACAATCAAAAGAATAGGTGTTACCAGTTTTGCGATCACGGAGGAATGAATTGGAACCCATTCTTCCAGTCCCGATGTATGGTTCATTTTGATTTTTATCAAAGAATCTTTGAAGTTCTCTATGATAAGCAAGTGGATTTGCTTCACCATCAGATAGAACAACACATTGTACTTTCTGCAGATTATATTGTTTTTTAAATTGGGGAATGATTGTATGGAGACATACAATTGCCTCATTCAAAGGAGTTCCAGAAAGACTCAATCCTGTAGGAATAGGATATTTCGACCAGTAAGTACGTGAAAATGCATATGCAAGTCTAATAATATTACGCATTTGATTTTCCAATTCTTTTGTATTGGTTTTGCTAGTCAGAATATTCATCAAAGAAAACCACTCACTGAAAGCAATTAAACCATCCTTTTTTTCATATGAAGAAGGTCTGAATGATGCACCATCTTCACCATATTTCACCAAAGGATAATCATTAGTAAAAGCATATACCTCAAATGGAATGCCAACCTTCTTACAGAACCAAACAAGATTACACATTTGCTTGACAGTATCAAGCATTACATCGCACATAGAACCAGACCAATCAAGCATAAAGATCAGTCCATGATTCTTACCATTAGCGAGAGTTGTAACCTTTTTGAATAGGTCTTCATTATACTTGTACGTGTGGAGTTTAGAGCAGTCTAGAACGCCAGTGCGGGCAGTTGTAGCGCGAGCATAAGAATCTGCTGCTTTACGGCATTCAAATTCTTTTACCAGATAGTTGACTTCTTTCTGTGCAGATTTTTTGAATTGATTGAACTTGGCATCAATTTCTTCAAAATAATCATGTTTTTCATAATCTTCCCACTCTTTCGTACAACGCTCATGAATTTCAGAGTTAGGAACGATAATATTATTCAAGTTGATTTTTGGAAGTTCAGTATAAACATTTTCAAAACCTTCCATCGAAGCAAGTTCTTTAATTGATTCTTCTAAGGAGTCTACAGTTTTGAGTTCAAGATCATCTCCAACGCCACCCATTTCTTCTTGTTGATCTTGCTCTGCTGTTCCACCATATGATTCATCATCTTCAGATTCTCCAGATTCATCATCATCAGATTCTCCAGGTTTATTAGGTACATCAAGAGATTCTTGTCCCTGTTCCGATTCTTGCTGTTCTTGTTTCTGATGTGTATCAGTTTTTACTTCTGATTTGCAATACTTATATAATTCTTCAGCAGCATCCAAAACATCATCAAAGGTTTCACAATCAGAAACCATTTTAACAAAGTAACTTTCTCCATCTTTGAATGGAATGTCAACAAAGTTACCAATTTTAAAATGAAGGTTAATACGATCTGCCAAGTTCATCAGATCAATATCTTCATTCTCCAAAGCAAAGAAATCCTGATCTGACAGTTCGCTATAACCGCGATAAAAAGTCTTAGAGATACCAGCGTAACGACGCTTCATCATTTTTTCAATGCGAACATCTTCAACGATATTCACTAGTTGAGGTGAGATGGTTCTTTCCTTCAACCAATCACGATCTGGAGTATAAAGGGCATGCCCTACTTCATGCCCCACCAACATATCATAAACAACACTACTTGCTCTCTCCCACATCGGAAGAGTCAAAACACGAGTGTGAACGTTGAACTGTGCTGTTTCAACATACCGATGCTCAACAACCAGGTCCTCAGTTGCAAGGAGTTTAGCCAGGTGCGATTTGATCTCGTGATTGACCGTCATTAGAGAGTATCATTCGTATGGACTCATAATACGACGAAACCGCCTTATCTGGGCGGTTCATGTGACGCTTCTTAAACTGTCTGAGTGCTTCTCTACGTGCCCTTATCGCTTGTGGTTTGAGCGTGGGTTTCTGTTCTTTCTTAGAGTGATGCTGCCAATTAGGGGTTGTCATGGAAAAATTCCTTTAGTGACGATTGACAATTTGGTGGTTCTGGATCCTTGATTCCCTTGATCTTCTTCCACTTATTATACATGGATTGCATATACCATGATTGTGCCAAACTTCTTGGACCGTTCTCTAGAAGATCAAGTTCTTTCTTGTTACTAGTAAACTGTTTATACTCTTCTCTCCAGTTCATTATACAATCCGTGAGAATCCTTTCACTTTGTCAAATTTTATCACATTTTCAAACTTATCATGAAGTTCTGATTTGTGTGAAATGACAAAGATGTTTGCATCTTTAATTACATATCGAATGATTTTAAGAAATTCATCGGTTCCAAATCCATCAAGAGATGAGTCAAAGACTTCATCCATAATCAACAGGTTAGTGTTTACAGAATTCTTAACTCTAGCAACTTCTCTCCAAGTAAAAAGTAATGCTAGGTCAATTCTCATTTTTTCACCTTCGCTGAAAGAACTATAAGAGAAATCCTCATGAATGGGAGACTCTACAGTTTCGCCAAATTCTTCATCAAGTTTAAAGTTGATGTAGAAATCCATCATCTGTAGGTAGCGATTTACCTGTTGATTTATGAAAGGAAGATACTTCTTAATAATCTTCGTTTTTACGCCATCATCCTTAAGTAAGGAATAGGCAAAATCGTAATGAACGATTTCTTGTTTTTTGTCTGAGAGATATTCGATTGTCTTTTGGAGATTTTGTTTAAACTCTTCTAACTTTTCATGTTCAGTATTTCTGTTCTGCAGGTTACTGGTAATAGTTTGAATTTCATGTTCAAGATCTCTGATTTGTCTTTGGTTAAGGCTAATCCGAGTATTGTTTTGAGAAATGCCATGCGTTAGTTTCGTAATCTCCTGGGAAAGGGTATTGAATTGACGCTCTCTTTCTTGTTCAAACTTAATAGTAGACTCAAGTTCATCGAATCCCTTTTTCAGTTCTTTTGCCGTATTTTGAGCGTCACTAATTCTATTTAACCGAAACTCTTCTTCTATATCTTGCTGACAGGTAGGACAAACCGTATTTTCACTAAAAAACTTATGTTCTTTGGTAATAGTACCTACCTTTTGAGATATTTTTCCCTTTAGAGTGTTGAGTTTTACTAATTTATTACCAGCACCAGTAACATCTTCCTGCTCTTTTGTAAACTTAAGAATATTCTGTTCGATAGCACTATTTTCTTCCATATAGGAAGCAACTTCTGAATCCAACTTATCAATTTTATTATTATTTGATTCAATATTTGCATTACCACGATTCTCAAGTTCTTCGATGAAGTTTTGCTGCATCTTCATCTTATCCCTAACTGTTTGTTTCTTTAAGTCAAGGGATTTAATTTGATCTTTCCTTTCTCTAATATTATCTTTAATCAAATTACTCATTGCAGAGAAGATACGAATATCAAGAAGATCTTCAATAACTTCACGTCGATTAGAAGTTGTCAACTGCATGAAGGGCACAAAAGTGCTGCTACCCAGAATTACAATCTGAGTAAAAGATTTATAATTTAGTTTTAGAATACTTTGCTCTAGAACTCTTTGATTAGCACGATCATCTGCCTGCTTATGTAAAGGGTTTCCATTCACCTCAATATCAAATACATTCGGTTTAATCCCTCTACGTACAAGATAATCACGACTATTAACAGTAAATTCTAACTCAACGAGACATTCCCTCTCATTAGTTGTATTCACCAACTGTGGTTTATTAATCTTACGAAATGGTTTGTTAAAGAGAACAAAGGTTAGTGCATCCAAAATGGTAGATTTACCAGCACCGTTCGTACCAATAATTAAGTTAGTATTGTTTTTTTCAAAATCAATTTCCGTTGATTGATTTCCTGTAGAGAGAAAATTTTTCCAACGAATCTTTTTAAAAAGAATCATTTGTGTGGTTTAGGCGGAATAACGATATCGTCAGGGGTTACTACTGCGTATTTGTAATTATACATCTTACACGTTTTTATTGCAAGTTCTTCGTCTACTTCTACAACTTCCATTTCCTTTTCATAATTGGGATCTTCCCCCAAATGCATCGCATATCTTTCTGCATCATCTTCCTCTTCAAATAAGAAAAGAACCTTATCACCCTCTGCATCCTGGACAGCATATGCGCCATCGTCTTTTCGATCTTTGAGGGTGAGAAGAAACATTATTCTACTTCGCAAGCTTTTCTGTATAAATCTTGGAAGATGTTTTTGATAATATTTTTATCAAAGTCCATCTCTGCTTCTTCAATATATCGATTCAAAATTGAAAGTGTATTTTCATCCTCATCAATTTCAAAATCTTCACTTTCTTGAATATCAAAGTTCTCAACAATCTTTAAGTCCTGAATTCCAGAAACATAAAGTTTATCTACAAACTTTTCAAATGCTTTAGGATTTGATTTTTTTCTAACAATAATCTTTACAATTTTATTTTCATATTCAGAAGCATCAAACATCTGATATGGAGTATCTTCATAATAGATGTTATAAAATAATTTATAAGGATTATTAACTGGAGTATGAGTGAGGGTATCCGTATCAAAGATATGAAATCC